AGGTCGCACTTGCAGTTCCACCGGTCGCCCGGTCGGTGGATGTTCCAGAACGTGTCATCAATCGGCCGGATGGTATTCCAGAACGGGCGGTGGTCAGCCCCCGGATGAATGGAGGTGGACGGTAGCCATTTGAGGTTGGGCAGAATATCGCGTTCGCGCAGGAACTGTTGCCAGTCAGCCGCCTGATGCGCCCGGATGACCGCCGTATCATACTCCGTCCGCAGCCAGTGACGAACCTGATGGGAAGCAATGGGCAAGACTTCCTGTACCCATTTGTCGAACGGCTTTAAAATGCCGTTTGAATCCAATAAAAGTCGTGCCATGTCATTCTGCATACGATGTACCTTGAATGCCGAGAATACGGCGTTGTTCCGGAGTATGGCATTTCTGAAATCCTCGTCCGGAGTAATGGCCTTGGATTTGCTGAACCCTTCCTTTGCCGCCTTGTTCATCTTTGCCCATATTTCATTGAACAGGTTGATTTCGATTTCGGTTACCGGATGAAAGTCCCTGCTGTATATGTTCAGCAAGGCACGCCGCAGCACCTCTTCGGAAAAGTCAAACTCCATGGAGATGCTGCCATTATCAGCCGCATACAGTCTGTCGACTACCAGTCTAAAGCTGCCCCGTCTGCCGGGGCTTTCACGAAAAAACCTTTGAGCCAGTTCCGGAAGTTTCTTTTCTGTTTCGGTGTCGGTTCATCATCCCGTCCCTTATTCGCTGGTTCCGGTTCCTTCTTTGGGGTTGGAACCAGGGCAGCCTGTGCAGTCTCGCTTTGTTCCGCCTTCAACTGCTCGTAGTTGGCCGGTTTATCGATACCGAATTCCTCATAGAGATAGTCGTCGTCAATGGGGATGTTGAAGTTCTTCTTCAGCTGCGTAAGGATGGATATTTTAGTGCCTGCATCCGTTTCCTTCGGTTCCGGGAAGCAGAATGCACCCCCTTGGGTGTTGATGCCCATACGCAGCAAAATGTCCGTCATGTCGTAATTCAGCACGTTGAGCACGTACTTCCGGTCAGCCTCCAGCACCTTGTCTTCCACCTTCTTATGAACCGTACCCAAAGCCTGTGTGCCTTTTTCGGACGATTCGGTAGTCAGCGTATTGCCCAGAATCAGTTTGGAAATTTCGTTATTGCACCGCTCGCAGAGACGTTCGTACACATCAGCCGACCCCGTTTTGTTGCCGGCTTCCGTGAGCTTGAGTTCGGTGTCCTTGGCGTGGAAGAACTGCGCCAGACTTCCGGCATTTGCCGCATCCTCCATGGCCCGCTGGCGTGACTCATCGTCGTCGGAATCATAGATATATTCCTGGATAGGCATGCCGAATACCTCGGAGAACTGTGCCCAGTCGCCCGTGGTGTTACGTTTGTAGATGACCCAAGGTGCAGCCTTGGCCAACAGCCCCAAATCGGACGGTGAACCCACAAACAGCAGGTCGGTATATTCATTCCAGGAATGGCCGGTAATGTCCGTCTGGTGGCGCAGGATGAGTTCCCTGACCGGATCCACATGCTTGCGCGGTACCAGGTCATAATCCACCCATTCCTGCAGCTTGTAGAACTGGCAGAGCGAAAAGCCCCAGAACTTGGCATCGAGGATGTCACCCACCAGCCGGTTGAACCAGGGCGACTGTATCTGTTCGTTGATTTTATCGTCGGGCTTCCCGTCCACCCGGAATTCCATGTTGGAGCACAGCACGGCATTCTTTCGCTTTTCGAGCACACAGGAAAGGTGGGTATCCATCAGAATGTCCTCGTAGAGGTCATAAAGTTTGTAACGTCGCGAGAAATCGACATTCTCGGCTGCCTTGACGGCTGCCATGTAGTCGGAAATGTCCAGTCCGAAACGTTTGGGCTGTGTGAGCACAATCACATTCGGTTTCTTTTGTCCCGGCAACGCGAAGTTTCCACCAACGGTGATGATGCCGGTTTTGTTTCTTTTTCTGTTTTTTTTCTTCATACTGCTTGCTTTTTACCAGTGGTTCGTACGTTTGCGGTTGCTTTGAATGCGGAAATCCGATCTGCCTGCCCTTTGTTCTTCGGGTAGCAGCGGAGCCCCTTCGATTGATATATCCTCGTCGGCCACCGCCTTCATCCATTCCACTGCCCGTTCGTATCGGTCCTTGCGTACCTGGGAAAGTTTCTGCGGGTTGTGGATGCAGAAGATGTGATAGACCGCCATGTCAATGACCATCATCAGCACGAGCTGGTTCCGGTTCTCGCCGGTGGCAGCAAAAATCTTGTTGCAGTCGTAGCGTTTGCCCAAGTAGCATCGCATTTCGGCAATGGCCCTGTCCTCGCAAACCTCAATGACCGTTTCGTCTTCGCGCACCAGTGCGTCAAGAATGTCGCGGTGGATACTCGCATCGTAATCGGTGAGTTCTACAAATTTGCTCATAGTCCTAATATTTTAGAGTTGTCATAATCTTTTCTTGTTCCGTTTTCTCACATCCTTCCTTGAGCGGAAAACGGGCGGTTCGATGCGCCTGATCAGTTCATCGATGATGCGGTTCGCCCCTTCGACCGCATCCGGTCCGTCGGCCGGATAGCGCATGGTCAAGGTGAACAGCTTGAACTGGTCCTCCAGTTCCTTCATGTGCGGGTTGTCCCGTTCAGCCTCGTTGAGGATAAGGTTCCCTTCGCGGTTGAGCGGTTCAAGGTTGGCCTCGATACGTGTAGCCTTGTCCGTCTTCTTCTCCTCGTCGCCCCGGATGAACAGTGCAATCTTCTGTTCCCGTCGCACCTTTGCCACCAGCGGTTTGAACACCTGCTGGAAAAAAGGGTCCTGCAGTTTGTTGTTTTCCATGTAGCAATAAACATTGGTCTTGCCCCCGACAAAATCAAGCATCCGGACATACCAGTCAATGAACTCCGCATTGAGTGCCTGCGCCAGGAAAGTCTTGATGACATAGAGCCTGGTGCCCAATTTGCCACAAAGTGAAACCGTCTTGAATGATTTTCCTTTCTTCCCCTTGCTTTCGCCCGGTGCCGGGTCGCCATACGCCACGAGAAACTTGAATTTGGAGAGAGGCGGTATCTTGCCGTATGAAATGTTCTCGAAGACCTCGCCCTCGGAAATGGGGTTGTTGTAATATTCACCCTGTGCCGCCTTTTTGGATATTTTGGACAGTGTACGGTCAATGTCCTCTTCCGAGTTCTTTTCCGGCCATGTGGAAAATCCGTTTTTGTCGCGGATGTTTACGATGTCCCAGGAGTCGGCCATTTCGCCTGCCCTCACCACGCAGCAGTCCTTGGCAATGATGTTGCCGCAGAAGATGACCAGTGTAGGTTCAGAAATGGAACGTGTGGGGTACAGCGCATTTTCCCACCAGTCCCAACGCTTCTGGATGATGTCCGGATTCTTGGTGTCCTCGTCCGTATCAAAGTCATCGACCAGCAGCACGTCGGGACGTATGGCCTCGTTACGCGAGCCACGCGGTGACTGCCCGGCACCCAGTGCGCGGAAAGAAACCTTTCCTTTGGTGGTGAATTCATCCTCGGTCCATGAGCCCGGCATTTCCTGTTTGCCGTAGTATGCCATGATGCGTCCGTTGGCTTCGAGGTTGGCCCGGTACGGATCGAGCAGGCGCACTGCATTGTCCTTGCTGTTGGAGGTCAGAATCACATTCTTTTTGCGTCCGGTCAGCGTGAGATACATGACGATGAACATGGTGACTGTGGATTTGGCCAGCTCACGGCTCCAAGAAAGCACCTCAAACCATTCATCGTGTGCAATGATCCGCCGGATAGCCTTTTTCTGGAAGCCGGCAAATTCATATTTGGCATAATTCGGGAAAAAGAACCTGATCCATTCTATGGGATGTTTCTCCAGATATTCCCGGTGTTTTTCCCGTTCGGCTGCCGTCATGTTCCGGTCAACCGGTGTAGCCCTTGCGATGTCTTCTTTGTACTTCTCCCAATCGAGGAGAGCGAGTCTGTCAGTCTGTTTCATGGTCTGTCTCCTTTATAATTTGTCTTTAATGTACGCATCGGCCAGGCGTGTGATTTCCTTAGCCTTTTCGAGGTCGGCTGCCCGCACCCAATCGATGAGCCCGGTGAGGACACTGATGATGTCGGCAATGCCCACTTCCTGCTCCATGTTGCGTATGGCTGCCGACAGTTTTCCGAGAATGTCCGCCTCCTTGGATGAGGGGAACCGTTCCCCTTCGGGCCGTTCGGCAATAGCCTTGTTTATTTCGGCCACCTGTCGGTAGAGGTTAGCCACCTGTTCCTGCCTTGTGAGCGTAAGCCCCACCTTCTGTTCCTCCCACTTCCCGGCCCGCACCCAGTTGGATACGGACACCCGTGACACGCCCACCCGGTCGGCAATTTCCTGCTGTGTGAGGTTTTCCTTGAGGTACAAAGTCTTTGCCCATTCCTTTTTCTGGGCATTCGTCAAATCTGCCATAAATCGTCCTTTTTAGTTGTAAATCACGTTACAAAATTGCATGAAAAAGCGGGGTTTGTAAAAGCGCGTACGCATGATGACGGGTTACAGCGTTATGATAACGCCAGAAAACGTTATGATGCGGACGCGGTTTCTTGTTGCCATGGGAATGTTCTATTTTCGCACCATCGAAAGGCGGGGAAACCGCTGGTAAAGACATGACGATGAGCAGATTTTTCAATATTACAACGAGTGACGACGGCACCAGTACGATATTCCTGTACGGGGACATCGGAGACTATACGGAGGTGCAAAGCGGGCGCATAGCCCAGGAACTGATGGAAGCCGAACGCGTGAGCCGGCGCATCCATGTGCGTATCAACAGCAACGGCGGGGAAGTGTACAGCGGCATTGCGATATTCAACGCCCTGCGCCATAGCCAGGCCGACATCCGCATTTATGTGGACGGCATAGCCGCCAGCATGGCCAGCGTGATAGCCCTTTGCGGCAAGCCCGTAGAAATGAGCAAATATGCCCGTCTGATGCTGCACAGTGTGAGTGGCGGGTGTTACGGCAACAAGCAGGACCTGCAGCGCTGCATGGAAGAGATAGAAAGCCTGGAGGGCAGCTTGAGCGAAATCTATGCCGAGCGACTGGGCATGAGCCAGGAAGAAGTGAAACAGACCTATTTTGACGGCGAGGACCACTGGCTGACTGCCCAGGAAGCCCTGGACCTCGGTTTCATAGACGGCATCTATGATGCAGACCCCGTGCCGGCCGACAGTACGCCGGCACAGATATATACTTTATTCAATAACCGGCTCATTGAGCCACAAAACAACAGAGAAGACATGAATCTGGAAGACGTAAAGAAACGCCCGCGCTTCAAGGACTGCGCGAGTGATGCGGATGTGTTCCGCCTGATGGACCAACTGGAGGAAGAGGCCGGCAAGGTACCTGTCCTTACGAAAGAGAACACCGACCTGAAGGCCAAGGTGAAGACCTACGAGGACAAGGCTGCAGCCGAAGACCTTGCCGCCCGCAAGCAGCTGCTTGACGCAGCCGAGCAAGACGGCCGCATCGATGCGACCACCCGCCCCATCTACGAAAACCTTTTGGCCAATGACCGCGAGAACGGCGAAAAGGCCCTGGCCCAACTGCCGGTGAAGCGCCGTGTGATGGAAGACCTGCACCTGGAACCGAACGGAGATGAGAGTCCCTGGGCCAAGCGCATGCGAGAAATAAAGGACAAACGTAAAAAGTGATTGAACTATGGCAATAATTGTAAGAAACACGAATTACAGCGGCGAGGTACTGGAACAGTTGCTGACGCTTGCCGCTACGAGCAATGAGATTGTGGAAAAGGGGCTGATTATGGTGATTCCCGGTGTGGAAAAGAAAATCAGCCTTCCCCGCCTGAAGACCGGCAAGATGCTTCAGAAGCGCAAGGAGAACCCCGGTGTGGAGGATTCGAAGGGAAACTTCAACTACGACGAGAAGAGCCTTGACCCGGTGGACTTCATGGCCTTTACGGTATTTAACCCCCGCACGTTCGAGAACATCTGGCGCAAGTGGCAGCCGAAGGGCAACCTGGTATTCTCGGAACTTCCGCCCGAAGCGCAGAACGCCCTGCTTGCCGAGCTGGCCAAACAGGTGCAATTTGAACTGGGTGACCACTATGTGAACGGCGAATATGGGGATGATGACGACCACCTGTTTAACGGCATCCTGACCCAGATGGCCAAGGATACTGAGGTGATTGTGGTGGACAGCGCAGAATCGACCATGCTGGGCAGACTGAAAGCTATGCGTGCGAAGATTCCTGTAGCCATCCGCAACAACCCGGACCTCCGCATCCTGATGAGTGTGAACGACTTTGACAAGTATGACGACGAACTGACCCAGCGCGAGGCAAAGAACACGAGCGAAACCGACGTGAATGCCCGCCGCTACAAGGGCATTACCATAGAGACGCTTGCCGCCTGGCCCGATGATCTGATTGTGTGCACCCTCTGTTCGCCCGATGCCGGCGGCAACCTGTTTGCGGCTGTGAACCTGCAGGACGATGAAGACGTGATTCAGATTGACAAGATTTCGAACGCAAGCGAACTGTACTTCTTCAAGATGCTGATGAAGGCCGATACGAACATTGCCTTCGGTGAAGAAGTGGTGGTATTGGACAAGCGCAGCAACCCCGTGTTCAAGGCGAGCGAGAAGAAGATTTCAGTTGATCCTGCCAGTGTGACCCTTGAGGCAACCGGTGGCAGCGAGGAGGTGACTGTGACCGCGAGTGGAGAATATGAGATTGGCAGTGCCCCTGCCGGCTTTAAGGTGGAAGCGACGGATAACGGTGTGAAGATTTCGGCCGGTGCAAACAGTGGCAGTCAGAAAACCGGTACGCTGACCCTTACGCTCAATGCCGACCGCAGCAAGACGGCCAAGATTACCATTACCCAAAACCAGAAAGGATAAGATGGTATGGCAAAATTGAAGTATCTGGTAATTCACTGTACGGCAACCCCGGAGGGGCGTGAGGTGAGCAGCGCGGACATCCGGAAGTGGCACACTTCGCCCGTGAACCAGGGCGGCCGAGGCTGGAAACAGGTGGGCTACACCGACCTGTTCCACCTGCAGGGCGGTGTGGAACGCTTGGTGAACAACAACGAGGATGCGCAGGTGGATCCCTGGGAAGTGACGAACGGTGCGAAGGGGTACAACAGCGTGAGCCGCCACATTGTGTATGCCGGCGGTGTGGCCAAGGATGGCAAGACCCCGAAGGACACGCGTACCGGCTGCCAGAAAAAGGCCCTGGAGAAGTATGTGAAGGACTTCCATCGCAGATTCCCGGATGTGCGCATTGTGGGACACAACGAGCTGGCGGCCAAAGCCTGCCCCAGCTTTGATGTACAGAAATGGCTGAAAGAAATAGGTATTAACCAATAATAAAAGAAACAATCAATGAAACGAATGATGCTGTTTATGATGCTGATGCTCGGTGTGGTATCGGCTGTGATGGCCCAAGGGACCGATGTTCCGGCAACGGACTATGACGCAATGATTGGCACCTTTGCCGGTTTTGCAGCCGGTGTGGTGGTGCTTACCGAAGGTTTGAAGGGCTTGTTCCCTAATATGAAAGGCTGGGTGACGCAGCTGGTAAGCTGGTGTGTGGGCCTGGTATGCGTGATGCTGCTGTGGTGGCTTGATGCGGGGTTTGTGAGTGATGTGAGCTGGGACATTGCCTTGCTGTATGGCTTTGGTGCCTCGCTTGTGGCCAACGGCGTGGCTGACACGGGACTGGTGCAGTGGGTTATCGGGTTATTCCGCAAGAAACGCGAGGAAGCAGCATAAAAGGTTGACTGACTAAAAAACGGGTGGTATGGACTTTAGTGAGATTATGAACATCATTCTTAGCGGCGGCCTTGTGGGCACTGCAGCAGCCATCGGGTCATTGCGTGCCACGGTGAGGAAAGCGAAAGCGGAAGCGATGAAGGCCGAAGCCGACGCGGAGGGTGTGCGTGTGGACAACGCGGAACATGCCACCCGCGTTTTGGTAAGCAACATTGTGGTACCCTTAAAAGAAGAACTGAATGCAACAAGAAAAGACCTGCAGGCCAACAAGCGCGAAATGGCGCGACTGCGCAAGGCCATTGACACTGCCAACAGTTGCCGTCATCATGATGACTGTCCTGTGCTTGGCGGGCTGCGCAAGCAGCAGGAAGAGCACGACGGTGGAGAAGACACAGACGGAATCGGCAAGCGCCGACAGCGCGAGCGGAAGCCGACGGGCGGGACTGGTGATGGCGGGGATACCGGCGAGTGCAGTGAAGCTGACGATAGCGGCGGACAGCCTCCGTAAGCTACCCGAAGGCGCGGTGTATCGCGGCAAGAGCGCTCAGGCCAACCTGACGGTAGGGACTGACGGCAAGGGGAACCTTGTGGCCGAAGCCTCGTGTGACAGCCTGCAGCAGCTGGTGCTGTGGTATGAAGAAGAGCTGACACGCATCCGAAGCGAAACCAAGAGTGAAACTTCGAATGACGTTCAAATGGAAGAAAAACGCCCTCCGAACCGGATGCGGACGTTTATGACAGGTGTATTGGCCGGCTTATTGGCCGGTGTGTTATTAACCATCAAACTTTATAAACGATGAACAAAAATTTTATGTACGGTATCGGTGCCGTGAAATACAATGACTTCGTGATAGGCTATATTGAAAAAGGCTCGTTTGACCTGAACGGCCAGAAGCCCGAAGCCGCAAAGATTGAGGCGGAACAGGCACCGGGTGCCCCCGTGCTAATCATTCCGCAGAGCAACGGCAGCATCGCCCCCACATTCAACGTAATCCAGACGGACTACAAGAACCTGCATGCCATGCTGGGCGGCACGCTGCACTATGCGAAAGAAGACAACGAGAAGAAGAACCCGATAGGCTGGACCGCCCCACAAGCCGCCCTGCTGATGCAAGGTCCTTTCGAACTGGAACTGGTGAGCGGACGGAGCATCCTGATACCGAACGGCACGCTGCTGAGCAACCTGGGCGGTAAGCTGACGCTTACGGAAACGGCCAAGATAGAATGTACGTTGGAGGTGGCTATGCCGGAGGACGGTTCGCAGCCCTACGGCGTGTTTGACTCGGAAACCCTGCCCGAAGAGTGGGGAAAGCACAAGCTGCCTGCAGCGGGAGCAGCGGCTGCTGCCTCGGTTCAAAGCAAGGAGACCACAAGCAAGGAGGGATAGTGTATGGCTGACCGGCTGGAACAACTGATAGAAATGGAGTGTGCGGATGCGCTGCTGGACAGCGGCGTGTCCGTTCCTCTTAAAAGGTGGAAGCTCACCTGGCTGAAACGTCCGCTGGAGGTGCGTGTGACGATGAAGCGCCCGCGACTGCGCGGGCAGATCCTGCTGGCGAGGGAATACCTGAAGATGGGTGTAGAACCCGGGTGGCAGCCGAAGGACAAGACTGAGGAACTAAGCTTTGTAGCGGAACATGGCAAGGCTGTGAGCCGTCTGCTGGCCTATACGGTGTGCCGTGGCTATGTGTCGCGACATGTAGGTATCGGTGTGACGGCATGGGTGCTTCGGAACTTTGTGGAGTGGAAGTATCTGATGTCGCTGTTCCGAACGTTTGAGCGGCTGATGGGCACGAAGGATTTTATGCGTATTATCAGCTCGGTGGCGCGGGCGAACCCGATGACTCCGAGACTGAGCCAGGCAAGGATGGGGAGTTAAGAACCCGGTATGAGGGTTCCCATAGCCCTTTCGGTTTCGTGTGGCAGATAGCGAGTGCGACGGGCTGGAGTGTGGACTACATTCTGGACGGTGTGAACTGGCAGACGCTGATACTGATGCTGAGCGACGCGCCGCGATATGTTCGGCAGAAGGGAGGCAGCGGTAAGTGTGACAGCCACCCGGAGCGCAGCGCCGAGGATGAAGCGAACGATATAGTAGGATTTTTTCAAAGCAAACTGGAATGAGTAAACCTGTAGAAGTTGAATTTTTGATGAAGGACAAACTCACGCCCGGCATGAACAAGGCCGAGCGTGAGGCGCTGGAACTGCGTAATACCGTCAGGCTGCTGGAGGCTGAACTGGAAAGGCTGCGCCTTGCCGGGGAGACGGCTGCACCCAATCTGGACCAGAGTGCCAATATCGCGCAGATCCATGCACTGGAGAAGCAGCTTGAGGAATTGCGGAGCCAGTTGAAGTTTCTGCAGGAGGAATCGGAATCTGTACAGGTCACTCCAGCAGATGTACCCAATGCACAGCGCCAGTTCAATGGGCTTCATAACAGCATCCAGCAGATGGCACGTGAAATGCCTTCCTTGGCAATGGGACCGCAGATGTTCTTTATGGCTATATCCAACAACCTGCCAATCTTTACCGATGAGTTGGCCCGTGCCCGGAAAGAATACGATGAGCTGCAGAAGTCCGGCAAGAAAGGCACACCGGTATGGAAGCAGGTTCTGTCCTCACTCTTTTCCTGGCAGACGGCCATGACCACCGGCATCATGCTGCTGGTAATGTACGGTGATGAAATCTGGGATTGGACGAAAAACCTGTTCAGTGCCAAAAAAGGCGTGGATGAATTCAACATATCACTCAAGGAAATGACCGAGATAGAGAAGGACGGCCGTGCCCAGATGGTGCGTACCCGCTTCGAACTGAAATCGGTCATCGACGAGATAAAGAACTTCACCGGCAGCAAGGAACAGGAAAAGGCGAAGGTAGAGGAACTGAACCGCAAGTACGGGGAATCTTTCGGATATTATAAAACACTTTCCGAATGGTATGATACCATCATACAAAAGAGTGAGGATTATGTGCAATCCCTCTTCCTCCAAGCGAAAGTACAGAATTTAGTAAAAAAAGCGTCAGAGGTTGATGAAAAAATAGCCGAGGCAGAGGCTAAGGACGAGAGTGAATTTGATACTTGGTGGGGATATGGAGGAAAGGTTGACCGTTTCTTTTCTTCGGATCAATCATATAAACAGAATAATAACGGACGCTGGAAAAAAAAGGAAGAAATAGACCGGCTTACAGCAGAGTATAACGGATATATATTAGAGGCGGAAAATTTAACCAAGGAGCGTTTGAAACTGGAACAGGAGTCAGGCATTGGTGGACACATTGACCCCAAAAAACCAGAAACAGACCCGGAAGCGGAAGCCAAGCAACGGCTGGCCACAGAGCGCAGGCTGGCGAAGGATCTTGCCGTCCTGCAGGCCGAGAACCGGAAGGAAGAGATAGACCGCATGCAAGCCGGTACCGAGAAGAAACTGGCACAAATCGAATATGACTATAACGCGAGAAAAGAAGAAATTAACCGGCAGGAAGCCGACTGGAAGCGTGAGAACAAGGAAGCCGGTCTTTCCACCGGAGATAACGGACTTACCCGGGAGCAACAGGATGAACTTGAAAAAGCCCGTGCCTCAAACACCGCGTCCCGGAAAAAAGCGGAGGCGGACGTGTACAGGGAAGAGGCGGAAGCCATGCGTGACTATCTGAAGGAATACGGGACCTTCCAGCAGCAGAAACTGGCCGTCGCTGAAGAATATGCCGAGAAAATCCGCAAGGCACAGTCCCAGGGCGAAAGGCTGACTTTGGAGAAGCAGCGTGATGCGGCTGTGCACAAAGTGGACATGGAAGTCCTTACCCAGAAGATAGACTGGGGAGCAGCGTTCGGGGATTTGACCGGTCTGCTTGCAGACCAGATGAAGAACCTGCTTGGCGAACTTAAGCAGTATGTCAAGACGGATGAGTTCAAAAAAACGGGAGCCGCAGACCAGCAGGTCGTTTACGATGCCATTGAACGTATTCAAAGCATGCTCCCCGGTGGCAACGGCACATTGGATTTTGCCCGTCTGCAAACGCAGATGCACGCTTTGGGGGATGCCGTAACACGTGTGCAAAATGCGGAACTGCAGCAGGAAGCGGCATTCGCCAGGTTAAAAGCGGCGCAGACCGATTACAACAAGGCTCTTGAAAGCGGTAACCAGGCAGAAATAGAACGTACCAAAATCGCTCTTCAAACGGCCCAATCGTCCAGCGTTTCAGCTGACGAAGAATACCTGAACGCCACCTCTGAAATGAAGGCGCTTGCCGGGGAGGTGAAAAGTGCCTCCCGGGACACGGTTGACGGGTTGAACCTGGTGTCCGACGGGTTGCACGGCTTTGCGAGCGGAACCTTGCAGGGATCATTTGAAGGAATCCAGAACATGCTTACCGGTCTTTCAAAACTGAATATCGGAGGCAAGGTCGGTGATGCCATCAGTCAGATGTCCGAGACCCTGTCAAGTGCCGGAGTCATCGGGCAGATCATATCGGCCATTCTTTCCATACTGGATTTGCTGAAAGACGGTATCGGCCCGATTATCTCATCATTGATAGACACCATTTTCAATGCGATAACCGGAATACTCGACAATATCCTCAGCGGAGACCTGTTCAAACAGATAGGCGGTTCCCTTGTGAAAGGTATCGGAGGACTGCTGAACACGGTGTCTTTCGGAGGTTTCAACAAACTGTTCGGCATCGGCGGAAACGCCAGGGAAGTGCAGGCTGCTATTGACCGTCTTACAGACCGGAACGAGAAACTGCAGACTTCCATCGAAGACCTGACCGATACCATCAAGGCAAGCAAGGGGACAAAATCGGTGGAAGCTTACCGGGATGCTTACAAATACCAGAAAGAGACGAATGCAAACTATCTGCAGATAGCGCAGGAACAGGCACGCTACAGCGGTAGCCACCACAGCTGGAACTACTACTGGGGCGGTTTCAACCAGGCACAGATAGACAAACTGAGCGGACAGATTGGCCGCCAGTGGGACGGGAACCTGTGGAGCCTGAGCCCGGAGGAGATGAAGGCGCTGCGTTCGAATGTGGACATGTGGACGCAGATACAGAATACCGGCAAGGGCGGCTACGGTGAACGGCTGACCGATAAACTGGATGACTATATAGCGCAGGCCGGCAAGCTGGAGGAACTGACCGACCAGCTGTATGAAGGGCTGACGGGCATTTCGTTTGACGGAATGTACAGCAGCTTCATCGATAATCTGATGAACATGAAGTATGGCGCGAAGGATGCGGCAGAGGATATATCCGAGTACTTCATGCGGGCGATGCTGAGCAACAAGATCGGTGAGATGTACAGCGAAAAACTGAAAGGCTGGTGGGAGAAGTTCGGCAAGGCCATGGAGGACAACGAACTGACCGAGGCGGAACGGAACGCGCTGACTGAAGAGTACATGCAGTATGTGGACGAAGCCCTTGCCCTGCGTGACAACCTGGCTGCCGCTACGGGCTACGACAAGACCGAAGCCGGCGGTACCAGCCAGAGTGCGAAAGCGGGCGGCTTTACGACCATGACGCAGGACCAGGGGACGAAGCTGGAGGGCATGTTCACCGGCGGGTTGCAGCACTGGAGCAGCATGGATGACCGGCTGGAAAGCGTGGTGGAGAAGATGGACACGGCTGAAGGACATCTGGCCCGGATAGCCGAGAACACCGGTGTGAGCGCCGGCCACCTGGGCGAACTGAAGGAAGTGATAAAGAAAATGATACGTGACGGACTAAAAGTGAAGTGATATGGGCAATATACTGAGCGGACTGGTGCTGGTGAACGGCACGGACATCTGGACGGAATACGGCGTGTTCCTGGTGGAAGACCGGCGCGGGGGCATGGAGAACCTGACGGCCATCCTGACCCCGAGCAAGGCCAAGAAGGATACGGCTGTGGACATACGGGAAGAGCACGGGGAAAAATACAGCCCCGTGCTGACCCCACGGAATGA